TCTGCAAAACTTCTTCTTTTGTCATAGTTTTCTACTATTTAAAATAACCAATTTTTGCAAAATTACAACCTAAAACACTAATTACAAATGCCTTATTTGTTTTTTGCTTGAATGTTTCTTTTGCTAAAAGTGATTAAAAAGATAAAGCACATTTATAGGTAGGAAAGTTATTAATTTTGCATCAAATGGCACGAAAAAAGAAAGACATAGTATTAACACCATTGAAGGATGGCAACCAAAAATATGCCATTCGTTCAAATGCTGACATTGTGTGTTTCACGGGGAACACTGGTGGCGGTAAGTCCTATGCTCTTTACTATGCGCCTATTGAATACCTTGCGATGAATGACAACGCAAAGATTGTATGCTTTATGCGCAACGTGTCAGACTTTTGGGGCGCAGGAAAGGTAAATGACACCTTGAAAAAGATGTACCCTTTGATAGACCGCAGCGTCAAGAAACAACCCCATGACCCAATAGGTGAAATCATTCGCAACCAAACCGACATGGGCATGAAGTTGTACAATGGTAGCGAAATCAAGTTCCAACAACTTGACAACGAGAACCCCATTGTGATTGATAAAATCGCAAAAGGTTTGCAAGCCAAGAAATTGATTTTTGACGAATGCAACAAGTTCAATTGGAGGACAATCACTGCTTTTATGCCACGTCTTCGTAGTGATTCAAGCGGTAAGGCTCAAATCTTTCTTGCGCAAAACCCTGAAAGGGAATGTTTTCTTAGGAAACTTTGTGGAAAAGGTGAACACGGAGGCGGTTGGATTAACGACGATGGAAGTGTTGACAAGTCTATGGATGGAGTCGTTATGTATTTCAATATGCAAGAAGGCGACATTGACAAGACTTATTTTGGTCGCACTAAACGTGAAGTCTATGAAAAGTGCAAGTCGCACATAGATAGTCTTATTGCCGTTGACCCAGATATGTCTTACGAAGATTTCATCTTGTCTATGGTGTTCTATACGTTTGATGTCCGTGACAACAAGGCTATGTTGGCTAAAAATAAGGCTTATCGTGGTCTTGCCGCTAATTCTTCGACAGCGTTGTCAGCGTATTCCGCAAATTGGAATTATTCGTTAACTGACGAGGAAATCGAAGAACAGGATTTATCAAACGTTCAAATGACCGCAACCGACATTGAACGTATGTTCAGGCAAGTTGACATACCTCAATCTTCCGAATTGTTGAAACGTGTTATGACAGTTGATATGGCTACCACAGGATTTGACAATTTGGTGATGAAATATTGGGAACTTTGGTCGCACGTTGGATTCATTTGCAAGGATATTGAGTTTTCTATGAAAAACACACCAAGGGAGGCTGTCGTGATGATAAACAACTTCAAGAACAAACATGAACTTGGAAACAAGCAAATGATTCTTGATGTTCAAGGATTTGGCTTTTTAAGGGATTGCTATCCGCAACAAATTTATTTTACAGGTGCAGGTAGCCCTTCACAACGTAGTAAAGCGCAATATTCTGCTTTCAAAGACGAATCAGCGCACCTCGCTATGGAAATGGTAAAGGCTGGTCTTATCCATTACGAACCGAACTTGGCTAATGCAAGGTACACGCACCAAAATATGAAGAGAATTGGTGCGACTACGATAATGAAACACTTGAAATTTGAAAGTGTTATATTCCAATTTCATCGCACTCCTAATGGTCGCATTGCTTTTTTGGAAAAAGAAAAGCAAAAGACAGCATTAAAGGGTATGTCACCTGACTTATTCGACAACTTGATTATGCTTTGCGGTGGATTGTGCTATGATTGTTATCGCATCTTGCGTGACGATGCTGGTATGATGAAAAAGCGTCTTGAAGATGACGATATGCTCGCTTTTCTTGGTGTAAATGCACAAGATAGCAATGGTGATGGAATAACGACAAGGAGAAAGATTAGAAACGCTGATGAAGTTTTGGCTTTATTGAGTACGATATGATTATCAGAGAACACGACATAAATTGGTTTTTAAGCGAACCTGAAAGGTTGTTAAAAATGAAACCTTTCACTCGTGGCGGTAATATGGTGTTACCGCCTTGGGGAAACACAAAGGTATTAAACAACGAAATGATGGATACTGGTTTTGCGAATTTGGAAGTTTATCCTATTTCGCAAGATTTGTATATTACAGAATATCGCCCTGACTTGCACCACATCATTTTGAACAAGATTTTGCCAAAAATCCAAATTGTTATTGATGGTGTTGCATTGCCTCCAAACATGATGGAGTTAACACAAACAGCATCTTTTCAAAAGTTGATTCATTCAGCACACGTCAGGAATTTAACTGTAAATACGTTGGATTTTAGTCTTTGCAACCAAGACCCAGAAGAAGACGAAAGCAAAAAATTCATGCGAATCAAGCAAGAATGGCTTTGGCGAGAAAGGGATTGGGATAAATACATGGCTATCAACACTTGTGAACAATTAGGTAATTGTGCAGTCTTATTTTCGTTTGATACGACAACGGACACTTACGATGTGACGAATTTTTCATACGAAGATGGATACCAATTTATTCCAAATTACGATGAATATGGTGTTGAAATTGCTAGGTCGCTTGCTTATGTTGTTGACAATAAGACAATAATTGACACATACGACAGTAAATTCCATTATCGTTGTGTTCAAAATTCTGATAAAGGGTGGTCTGTTACAAAAGAAATTCACGGTTACCCAATTTGTCCTCTTTTGTTAAAACGTGGAAAAGTCGCATGGGAATACGCTGAAAGCAGTATTGAAATGTGGGAATTGATGGCAAACATTCAAGCAGTTGCCTTGAAACGTTTTGGCACATTTGCGCTTGTCTTAACTGGTGAATTGGACAAAGAAAGTTTCAAGCGTGACACGTCAACTTTGATAATCAACCTTTCAAGTGATACCACAGGAGGAAAGCAAGATGCGAAAGTCCTTGAATTTCCTGAACCTCAAACTATGGATGGATACTTGAAAACGCTTGAAGAAAAGATTTCATTGTTTAGTTCAACAACATTCATCACACCAAAGGACATTACGACAAGCAACAGTGGTGGTAATGGTATTGCTTTGGCTATGTCTAACGACTATGCACTTGCAACGCAATCAGCATTGAATTGGCGAAAGTTTGTCAATGATATGGTCAAGTTGCATCAAGCAGGTCTTGACCTTGAAACGAATGGAACGGAACATTTCAGTGAAATTCGCATCGGTGCAAAGATTGTTCCTTGGTCGCTTGAAACAAACAACACCAAAATCACCAACTTGGCTATGGAAGCACCTTATTTGTCAACACAAACTATTATTGAAAAGTCGCCTGATGCCGCTCCTGACGAAATTGATAGGGTTATTAAAGAACGTGGTGCTTTGGTTGACCGTGGTTCACAACTCATCAATGACAACGCAGAAAAGGCTCACAACATAGCAATAAACCGTAACGACACTATTGTTGACAATATGACAAAAGTTGTTGATGTTGAACCTGCTAAAGTGAATTCATAGTTTATGAATGGATTAAACATAGATTTTCCTATTTATCACGACATTAATGGTGTGAGAACACCGTTCCATGACTTAGTTTTACGAAAAGCGGTTGTGGATGGTGTTGTCATGTCTTTGTCTGATAAGATTACTGGTGACGTGATATACAACGGTAGTGACTTGGAATTCACTATGCAAGAGTATGTGATACACAATGATGTGAAATACACTCTTGTAAGTCCTCCTACTGTAGTGAGGGAAGGTCTTGTTAAAGACAATAGCGAATTAAAAGGCGCAACAAAGTATTCTTTCGAGTTCTACCACCCAATGTATATGTTGTCAAACTTTCCGTTTACTGATGTTGCGGTAAGTTTTGATGAACTTAGGTACAAGTCGCAAGACAAGTCTTTCAGTTGGATTGGCAAGCCACAAGATTTTGTCAACAAGTTAAACAAGAATTTGGAAGGTACTGAATTTGTCGTTGTTCTTAGTTCAAGTGTTGCACTAGACACTAAGGACAAGTTAAGTGAAGTTTTAACTTTTGACAACAACACTATTGCTGATGCCTTAAAGACTGGATATGATACTTGGGGTTTGCCTTATGTTGTTGACAAATTACATGAAGGTGAATATTCATATATCACAGCGCAATATCCAAATGGTCGTGACTACTATGCAGATGGGAAGCGATTTGTTGTTTTGTTTGGCTTGCCTGCAAACGAAATCTATGCAAGTGCTATTGACCAACAACTGAACAATCCTTTTGTATTTCAATTCGGTCAAGGTGTAGGTTTAAAAAACAATTCTCGCACACCAAGAAACAACAAGATTGTCACTCGCATTGCAGGTTATGGTAGTGAAACGAATATACCTTACGGATACCCACAAATCCGTTGGTATGGTGACCCTGACGCAACTTGCACTATTGGAGATAGTGTCGGTGTCAAAGAAAATGTCACTATCAATGGCATCTTATATGAGCGTGTGATGTCATACCCAATATATGAGGGTATTGTCGGTGGCGAATATGTTAAACTCATCAAGCATCCTTTTACTAGGAAGCATTTGATGCCTACAATCTATTACGAAACAGTTTTCAACAAGGTAAGTCAATTTATGCCTAATGGTTATGCCAACTTAGGCTTTGACCCTGACACTGAAATCATAGACTA